CACGCGAAGCCGCAGAGCGCATGGAGGAATACACTTCCGAACTTGGAAAGTCCCTCTCAAGCGCATCTACAGTTCCAGGACAAGCACCTCTTGCAGATCCAGCAGCGCAGATTGAAGCACTTGTAGCAAACAAGTCTCTATCTCCTGATGTATCAGCGGGCCTTCAAAACGCACTTGCTGCACAGCGCCTTGCTATGCAGGATATGCAGAAGGACATCACCCTTACATCTCCACTTTCAACATCTTTTGCAGCCTTCGATCTTGAAGCACCTGCTAAGTTGCTCACACCACGCCCAACACCTCTCCGTAACCGTATCCCTCGCAAGAAGGGCGTTGGCACAAGCCATCGTCAGAAGCAGATCCTCGGCTACACAGGTACAGGAACTGGTGGAGTTGGCAACCTATGGCCAGGTATCACGCAGAGTTCAACTGCAACTTTTGGTTCTATCAATTACGAGCGTGGACCAATTATCAGTTATGCTGCGCAAGATTTAATTCTGCCTTACAACTCATACTCACTATCTGACAGCGTTACATTTGATGCTAACTTCTCTGGTCTTGGTTATCAAGATCTACGCCAGTTGTCATCAACATCAACACTTTACGCAACAATGTTGATGGAAGAACGCATGATGCTTATGGCTCGCGGAACTGCATCAGGTTACTCTGGCGCACTTTCAGCACCAACAGTCGTAACTGGTTCACCAGCAGCAAGCGGTTCACAAACTGCACTTGCTTCAAACACTTATTATGTTGCAGTAACTGCTGACGCAGGTATTTCTTCATCAGGTTTTGGTGAGTCAATTGCTTCTTCAATTGGAACTGAAACTGTAGCAACAGGTGATGTTCTTACTGTTATTGTTTCAACTGCAGTACCGGGCGCACTCGGTTACAATGTTTATGTTGGAACAACAACAGGTTTGGCTAACTTGAAGTATCAGGGAACTCTAAAGGGAACTGGTACATTCACAATTCAGGGTGCTGGCGCTGTCGTAACAGGTAACAACGCCGCATTTACAACAACAGGAGCAGCCGCATCACGCGCAACTGCAGACACATCTGCATATGCAACAGGTTATGACGGAATTCTTCCTACTGTTCTTGGTTCATCAAGCGGTTTCAACAACGCAATCAACTCAACCTTCTCAACATCAAACCCAGGCGTTGAATACCAAAATGTATTCTCTGGTCTATATGATGCAGTTAAGGCTGACCCAGATGAGATTTTCCTAAACGGCGCAGACCGCAAGCAACTCTCAGATGCAATCAAAAATGGTTCAACTGCTAACTACCGTATCAATCTTGCACAAAATGATGTAGGAGATTATGTCGGTGGTGCAACTATTGGTGGACTACACAACGAAATCACAGGCAAGTTAGTTCCTCTAACTGTTCACCCATGGCTTCCACAGGGTGTATCACCAGTGCTTTCATACACACTTCCAATTCCAGACACAGAGGTAACAGATGTTTGGGCTAACTTCATGGTTCAGGATTACATGGGCATTCAATGGCCAGTAACTCAGTTCGCATATGAGTTCAGCACATACTTCCGTGGAACATTCTTCTGCACTGCTCCAGCATGGAACGGCGCAGTATCAGGAATTGTTAGAGGTTAGTAAATAATAAAGAGATGCCGTGCAGGAAGGCGCACGGTGTCTCTTTACTAAAAGAAGGAAACAAATGACAAAATTAGTCGGACCACAAGGCGTAAGAGGCATTGATATAAAAACACCTCGCGGTGTGCGTAAGTACAATCAAAACAAAAAAGGTATGATTGAAGTTTCAAACGCAAGTGATGCAAAGGCGTTAAAGGCAGAAGGCTTTTTTGAAGCAAGTTTGATGGGTACAACAAATAACTCATCACTAGGTTTTGTTTGCGTTGAGTGCGGTTTTGGTTCTTGGTTTAGAAAATGCTCACGGTGTGGGTATGAAAATGGAACACCAGCAAGAGATGGGGAATAACAAATGGCAGTAGGTATTACACCAGACACGCAAGATGAAAGCGCCTACTTAACCATTGCCGAATACAAAAATGCACCAACATCTATTGACTTTGACAATCTTGTTGTAGGCGGCAACGCAAATGCACAAGATGCAGAATTAGCAAATGTTATTATGCGTGCATCTTCCTATATGGACGCACACTTAAATAGAAATTTAACTGCTACAACATATGTAGAAACACAACGCACGCGCATGACAAGTGAAGGTTTTATTGCGTTACACCCTGATAATGCGCCAGTTGTTCAACTCTCAGATTTTCAATATGGTTCAAATCCTCTTAATCTAATTACTTTGCCAGATTGTTCACAAACTTGGTTTGAAAATCAGCAAATAATTATTCCGTTATCGCAATTATCAACTTCATATTCAAGCCAAGGACCACTTGCATTTGGTGGTGGTTTTCCACGCCAACAAATCTTCATGAAATACACTTATGTTGCAGGTTATGTAAATACAAGAATTGTTACGGCAACTGCAACGCAATCTACACTTACTGTTAAAAGTGGCGCAGGAATTATTGCTGGTCAAATTTTACATATCTATGATGGCGCATTAAGTGAAGATGTAACAGTTGCATCAACTTATGTAAATGGTTCAACCACAGTACCGCTTACAACTGCATTAGTTTCAACACACGCCGCAGGAGTTGCAATTGGCAATATGCCGATGACAATTAAACAGGCTTGTATTCTTATCACAACTGCATTTATCAAAATGCGTGGCGATAACTCTATGACTATGCAAATCACCACAAGCCCTACTGCAAATGTTGATGGCGCACAACGCTATGGTGGAGATATTGCTTCTGCGCTTGAAATGATTAAACTTTATCGCAGGATTAGATAATGGCAGGTCGCACAGGAGTCCGTGCCACTTTGGCAACATTTTTGAGCACGCCACAAATAGCAACGCTTAATCAAGTATTTACTTCATTTCCCAAGCGCATAAATTTTCAAGTTAATTCAACCGCAGGTCAATTATCGCGTTGCGCAGTAGTGGTGTTTATTCAATCGGAAAATGAAACACGCTTGGCAATCGGTGGTGCTACTAACGGTTGGAAGCGTGTAGATTACTCAATAGTCCTACAAATCTTTCATCACTCTTTGCATAGAAACGCAGAAGATGCAATGACAGATTTTGATACACTTGTTGATAACATTAAGACAAGATTGCGTTCAGACCACCGATTTGGTGACTCAACAGGAACATTGGTTTGGCAAGGTGCTGAACCTATTATCAATGCTACTTATGGCGAACCAGCAACGGTTGCCGAGGGAGCAACGGAAACATACGCTGAATTACAGTTTGATGTTACCGAAATGATACAAGCATAAGGAGAACATATGGCAAAGTATAAATACACGGGAACAGACGAGCGTGTGTTCCCTTCGCTTGGGATTGTTGTGGCGCCAAATGCAGAATTTGATGCGCCAGATGATTTTAATGCGCATGAAGTTACTAGTGTTAGTGCTAAGATTTCAACCAAACCAACCTTCATAACACCGCAGGAGAGTGAGTAAATGGCAGTCCAAAATTCCGTCCGTTCCTATATAGGAATTGCAAAAGAAGTAACAAAAGGTACTGCGGTTGCACCGACAGATTACCTTCTCGTCAATAAAGATACTGTAAAGCCAGTAAATGTAATTGACCCATTGTATGACCAAGGACTTCGCGGTGCTATGGTTGAAAATTACAACTATATTCCGGGCAGAACACGCTCTACATTTGATTTAGGTGGAGCAGTATTTGCTGATGGTATTGGTTATGCACTAACAGGTATTATGGGTGCTTGCGCTACAACTGGCGCATCTGCCCCATTTACACACACAATCTCATTAAAGAATAGTCTTGCGGCAACTACTGATGTTCAACCGCTTTCTTACACACTTACAGATTTCTATGCTGTTGCGGTACGCACTTATGCGGCACAACAATTCCATGATGTAACACTAAAGTTTAGCGCAGATGGAATGTTGGAATTTGATGCAAAGTCCACAGGTAATTTATCTGCAACAACTACTGCACCAACACCAACATTTAGCACAGTATTGCCAACACCAGTTTGGCAAGGAACTGTAACTATCGGTGGAACTCAAGTTTCAAACGCTATGAGTGGCACAATTGCAATGAAGCGACCAGTTACACCAATTTACGGTATCTCACAAACACAAGACCCATTTAGCGTATTTGTTGGTGCTCTTGATGTTACAGGTGATATTGAGTTTATTATGGAAGCGGATACAGAATTAACACGCTACCTAACAAACACACAACCTTCAATTGCTCTTAACTGGGCTTATGGCGCAGGTGCTGCTGCAATTCAAATTCAAGCAACCATTACAAAAGGTGCTTATACTGCCGCCGCTTATGACCGTGGAGATGATTTTGTAAAAATTACCGTCTCAATTAACGGATTAGGAAATACCACAGATGCAGGTGCTTCTGGCGGTTTTGCTCCTATCAAGTGGGTACTACAAAATGCAAAGGCTTCTGGTACTTATATCTAAGTAACAGAACAAATGTGCTAGGGGGTTGGTTGAGCGGTCGCCTTCCCCGTTCCCACCCCCTAGCACCTATTTTGATGTAAAATTGGAAGGCATAAACCGATTGGAAGGAAATAAAATGGCAAAAAAGAAAATCACACTACCTAGTGGTGCAACAGTTTCATTACGCGACCCAAAAGAATTGCGTGTAAAAGACCGCAAGAAGATTTATGCAAATGCAGGTAAAGCAGATGAAGGTATTATGCAAGCACTTTCATTAACAGATGGATTACTTGCGGTGCTTATTGAAGATTGGTCACTTGATTTAATTATTCCGTCAATTAAAATTGACTCATTAGATGAACTTGAAATGGCTGATTACGATTTTCTTGTTGATGAAACAAAAGAAGCGCAAAAGGTATTATTCCCAGCATTGGCTAACACAGAAGCAAATGAAAAGGATGCCGAAAGCCCTTTAGAAAACTCCAACGCCTAAGATGGTTGCTTGAAGGTGGTGAAAGACACGAAGCCTTTACATATCCAGATGAAGAATGGCTTTACTTCATTTGTGCAAAGGACTTTGGTTGGACACCACATCAGGTAGATGAACAACCTGCGGCGTTGTTGGATTGGATACTTGCAATATCTTCATTAGTGAAACAGGTTGAGAGTGATAACATCAAATCTTAAACTAGTGCGTAGTGCATTAGAAAAGGCTGGCGCTGATATGGACAAAGGCGCAATGGCGGCACGAGATGAAATGATGCTTGCACTTATTCAATTATCTAAAGAACAAATTGAAGGTCGCAGACCAAAAGGACAAAAGGCTATATCTGGGCAACCGCCTATGAACCGTACAGGTAATTTGCGCCGTTCCATACGCGGTGAGAAGTTTCGCAAAGGTTTTGCGAGTTATTCTGCTATTGTTGGTACAACAATCATTTAGGGGCGCGCCGTAGAATTAGGCGGGGGATTTGCGCCAGACTCATGGAGAGGACCTTCTGCTATGGCTGTTTTCCCTTACATGAAACCAGCATTGGTCCGAGTTAAGGCAATT